TCATGCTGGCTGGGCCGGTTTGATTTCGACGACCTTGGCATTGGCATCAGTGAAGGTGATGCTGCTCGGCAAACGAACTCGCAAAGGGAACAGTCCGTCAGTCGAATACAGGGTGCGCAGGGCATACCAGCTGCGCTGGGCATAGTTTCCTTCGGTCAGGGGAGACGCGATGCCCGTGCCGCCCGAACCCTTTCCAGCATCCGGCCCCGCCTGGCCAACCCTGGGCGGGATAGCTGCAACCGGCTTGCTGGCTGGCAGCGCAGTATCCTCTCTCGACGTCTGCCCGCTGGCATCGCGAGTCAGGCGATCCAGCGCTTCAGTCACGTCTTTGGCGACCATCATGCCTCCTGCAGGTTGTTCGTTTCGAGGCCCAGATCGGTGTAGTCGCCGATCGCCAAGGCAGCCGTCTGAACGCGTATCCAGATCGCTTTTGCGCCAGCGGCTCCCGAGGCGATTGATGCACCGAGACTGAGCGGCGCTCCGGCCACTGCCCCAGCCAGGCCACCCTGTGTCGTCGCCATCTTAACGGCCGAAGCCGGCACGCCGCCGCCGGTGTCGGCGTCGATCACCGACAGGGTGATATCGGTGCCGGTAACGGGCGTGAAGGTCTTTCCGCTGGCCGTCGAGCCGAGATAAACCAAGCGATCATCTGCACCGAGCGAACCATCTGCAGCCCGGGTAAAAGACAAACCGGCCAGCTCGCCGGTCAGGTTGGAATTGGCGTAAAACTTGAGTGAAGTCGTCATGTCAGGCTCACAGTAAGGATGTCTTCGACCATGCCGGCCGCGACAGTTTGCGATATGGCCACGTTGGCCTTGTTACGCTCATGCGCCTCGACGCCTGGGAAGGTGATCGTGATCACCTGGTCCTGACCGTTCAGGCCATTCCACGCCACCGTCGGCGTGCCTAGCGGCTCGGTCGTTCCATCTGTCGTTCCATCTTCGGCAACAATGTCGTCGTCAGCGTGATTGGTGCCGGAACTGACGACAGAGCAGATCGCCAGGCTGACCTCGCTGTAGGCCGTACCGTTGTCTGGCGACATGATGTGGCGAACCTTGCGCACCTTCCCCTTCGCCGAAACGCGCCCCTCATCGACGGATAAAGTCTTATCGGTGTCGATCGCTGGATTGAGCGGAACCTTGTACGTGACACCGTGGCTGCGATGCGCCTTCCAGATATCGACCTTGGCGATGGCAATCAGGGTCTCCATTGCATTCTGCGCGGCCGCCCGGTTGGTTTCATCGCTGAGCGTGACAGTCTTCGCATTGGTGTAATCGGCGACAACTGCAGCCTGGTCAGTCGGTGGATTACTCAGGATGTCCGACTTCTTCAGCGTGATATTGATCTCGACGGCGGTGGTGTCCTGATAGACGCCCTCCAGCGATCCGGACATGGTGCTGATGATCTCGCCGATCGCGGCGATGCTTTCGGCCGCTGAAACCGTGATCGTGTAGTTCTCATCGATCGTCTGTGCATAGTCGAAACTGACGATGGCGGTGAAGCCCAGACACAGCAGCGGATCTGTCGCCGGATTCGGAAGCCAGAACCCACCATTCGGCAAAGGCTGCGCCCCGGTTGGAAGCGGGATATAGGTGATGTTCTCCAACGTTCCGCCGGCGTTCTTGATCGCTGCTTCGACCGATGCCCGCACCAGGAAGTTGTGGCCAGCATTAACCCAGTAGCCAAAGGGCATGCCACCCACTGCCAGCAGGTCATACTCGACCCGATATCCCTCTGCCTTGACCCGTGGAAAGCGATACCCAAAAGTGATATCAACCCGGTTGGTCATTGAACTGGCATCGGCAATATCGATTTCCGGGCGGTTCAAGATCCTGGTGGCGTCATATGCGATATCTGCCACGGCTTTTGCCGCCCAGGGCGTCAAGCGAATGAAGCCTTCGGCCGACAGATCAAGGCTGGCCGGAACAGTGCTCAGTCGATCGTTCGCATAGCCCCAACTGGTCGTTCCTTTCTTGAACACGACCGATGACCAATAACCGCCGATCAGCGCGGCCAAGCGGTCCTTACTGAGCGAGCCAATCACCTTCTGACGCTGGTCCGTAGCGGTCAGATGAATGCGGCGGTTTTCAACATCGAGCACCGGCCGTTCAACCTTTCCAGTGAACAGCACCATCGAATTCGTGGGCACGCCGCTGGAAACATCAACCAGCGTGACTACCACCACACGACCAATCAGGCCTGCCACACTTAATGTACTGCCGGGCGCTGGCTGCCAGGTGATATCAGCGATGCGCGCCGCGCCTTCTTCAGCTTCGACCACCACCTCGCCAATCGTATCGGCCGAGATGTCGGCGCCGTCCAGGAAGATCCGAACACCCCACACACCGGCCCGATCACCCGGATCGGTAATGGGTGATGATCCATTCGCAACGCCAGAGGTAATCGACCGGATGGCCAGGCCGAGCCGGGATTTTCCGAAAGCGACCAAGGCGCGCACGGCGACGGCCAGCCCGAGTCGGCTGACGCCAAGATTCCGGGAATGAATCTCCAGGCCGAGCCGACTGGTTCCAGTTACTGCGACCGGGGCGGTAATCGCGGTTTTGTCGGGCGTGAAACTTTCCGTATGGCGCAGCACACCAGGCGTCACCCGAACATACTGGAAATGGGTGTAGGTGTTGGCAATGACCGAAGAGCCATTGACGACCGCACCGATCATCACGCCATAACTGACGTTGCGATGATAGATATAGTCCTGCGCCGGCGCCGCCAGCAACTGGCCTTCGTAGAAGACGTAGTAGTTGCCCGCACCGTCACACCCCAGCTCGATATGCCGCCAGCCGTTGGGCTGGTAGGTGTAGGCATTCTGGATCTTGAACTGATTTGTGCCGCTGCCACTGGTCGTTCCTTGCGGGCAGAAATTGACCTTGGCCACACCGCTGGCGTGCGAAACATAGAGCATCAGCGGCTTGGTGCCGTCAGCCTGACCAATGGTCAGGAGGTTATGACCGTTATTGCCCGCCTCTTCGTAAAACAGCAGGTCGATCGTCCAGACCTTATCCGCCTGCAGGTTGCTGAGCGCAGCCGCCAGCGCCGCACGGAAATAGGCGCTGTTCGAATAACCCGACGTGGTGCCGTAGGCCTTGACCGAGTCATCCAGGTAGCCGTTGCCGCCAATGGTGATTGCCTGGCCCGTGTCGGCGGTGAAACTGGTGTCGTAAATCGCCCCCTGGAACTGTGCCAGGAATGAGTTTTCAGCGTAATGCGAATCGGCGGCCACGCTCAGACTTCCTCAGCCACGATTTCCCAGTGGTATGTCGCCGTCCCGGCCTCACCGGACTCGCTGGGCGCATTCACGTAAGCCACGATCTGGGGCAGATAGCCAACGGCATAAGCCACGGCGCCGGGCGTTGCTGCCACCGTCGCGACATTGCCGGCCAGCGTCGCAACGACCTTGCGTGAAGAGCCGTCTGGCATGATCGCGAAGCCCCAGGGCGCATGCCCGGCATCGCTGCGCCGGGCCCCAGGGAGTACTGCCTGGCGGGTGTTGAAATCAGCCATCTCCATACGCGGCAAGATGCACTTGATAACGAGCTGCTGGCTGCGGTTGATCGTCTGCAGGCCGGCCGGCATCCAGCCCGAACCGCTGGTCGTCACCTTCAGCTTGTCGAAGCCGTCGGTCATCATCTTGATCGCCCGACCGGAAACGGCCCGATCGATGTTCTCGCGCTGGATTGCTTCGTACTGCTGCTGCATGTCGAAACCAGCAATGGGCACGATGACCAGCGAACCGATTTCAAAACTCATCATCGTCCCTTCTTCAGCGCTTCGCGGCCGAGCATGTTGGCCAGGTCATCGAACGTCGATCGCGGCGCCTGCACGGTGTAGTCACGTCCCCCGATCTGGAATGTGCCGTACATCTGCTGCGGCGCCGTGCCGGCCTGACTCGACAAACCGGGAATCGAGATCCGGCTGGCCAACCCACCACCGAGCTGGCCACCAAAGGCATGGCGCGGCAACGACATCGAATTCAATGCAGCAAGGAAAGCTGAACCGTAGTGGCGAACTGCAGGGCGCTGAATCACCCATTCGCCAGGCGTGCCCCAGTACAGCATGTTGTCCGCCCGATCATGCGGTGCAACACCAGGCAGCGGACCACCAAATGCCCGGGCTGGCGCGCTGTCGGCCGCCGGCGCAGCGGCACCATCCGGCAAGCCAACAGGTTGCACCTTCACCGGAATCACAACCCCGGCAAAAGCGGTCTGTACGGCAGCAATCGCACTATCCAGAGAAGCCTTGTCGATCTCGGGTTTCAGCTTGATCGCGGCATTGGCATTCAGGTCGGTGATCTGTTTGGCCAAGCCATTCATCGCCTGCGTCATCTCCTGGTAGGTCTTCAGCTGCTCGGCAGCAGCGGCCGCCGCTGCATCGCGCTGTTCCTGCAGGATCGCATCGGCCTGGCTACCGATCCGCGCCAACTCGGCCGATCCTTCCTCGATCTGTTTCTTCTTGTCGATTCCATCGCCTGCAGCCTGGCCGATCTGCTGGGCCAGTGCCTTCTGGCGATTCAACAGCTCCAGGGCGTAGTCCTTTTGGCCGGCAGCAAACGCCTCGGCCGTCGCAGACTGGATGCTGCCCAGTTCATCGCGCAGGCTCTGCAGCTGGGCCTTCGGGTCCATACCGGTACGCTGCAGCGAGTTGATCGCCGACATCGTGTCGAGCCGGTTGTTCGAGATGCTTTTATCCAGCGCGATCACCTGGCTGGCGTAAGTCTTGTACTGGCTCAGCGCTTCGTTGGCCTTGGCCTGCAGCGTCTTGTACAGCGCCTCGGCGATCGCCGCCCGTTGCTGGGCCGTGTCGGCATCAATCTGGCGGATCTGGCGAGCTGCATCGGCCTCAGCCTGCACCCGTGCTGCCCGTGGCGCCGCCGTCTTTTCCTGAAAATCCTTCTCCTGGGCAGCCCGGTAATCCTTGAGCTGGGCGGCGGTCTTCTTGCCTTCATCGACCTCTTTACTAAAGGCCTCGATCCGCTGATCCATCGCCGACTTGGCCGAGGCGATTTCGGCATCGGCCGAAGCCTTGGCTGCAGCAATGCCCTCCTGGGAGAGCTGGCGCTTACGGGCGGCAACTTGTTCCAGGGAGTTGATCTGCAGGTTGGCCGACTGAACGGCTACCGCCACCTCGGCATTGCGGCTGTTGGTATCGAGTCGAGAGCTGGCACCGACGTTGCCATTCAGCTCCGCCACCACCTTGGCCAGGGCATAGGCCTGGTTGTACTGAGCCAGCGCAATACTTGCCGAGCGGGAAAACAAGGCCATGGTCCGTTGCGAACGCGCCTCAAGTCCGGACACCAGGCTATTGAGTGACTTCATTTCAGCCTGCGAGCGGGCCTCGATCGCATTCTCCAGATACGACTGCAGCGTCGAGTCCTTCGGGTTTGCTTTGACGGCCTCGGTCAGTCGAGTCACCAGGCTACCGAACTCGGCCGGCGTTTTCGCCTGGGAAAACAGTTTTTCGAGGGCTGCACGCGCCTCGAGGGCGGAGACCTTCAGCTGGTTGTTGTCATTGACGGCCTTGGCCACAAAATCGGCATACAGCGTATCGAAGGCTTTCAGGCTCTTCTGCATGTCGGCATCGACCAGGCCGCCGGTATCGATCTTGAGCTTGTCCAGCCCGAGCTGGCCTTTCTCCTGCACCCGTTCGCTGTTGAACTTCTTGATCTTCACTTCGGCAGCGTCGATCGCTGCGTCGAGTTCACGCAGATCCGCAACAGCACCTTTCCCGATTTCACTCTGCCGGAATGCCGGGTCGAGCAGCTGGTCGCGCAGCTCGGCAGCGCGGCCTTTGATCTCGGCAAGCTGCTCGGCAAACTCGTTCGGGCCAGCCTTGGCAGAGAATTCCTTGAAATTCTTGATCAGGTCCGCAACGGGAACCTTCGTTTCCTCGACGGCCTTTTTACCCTTCGACGAAAAGTAATCCCAGGCAAGCGCGGCTGCCGTGATCGCGGTGGCAGCCAGCCCGATCGGGCCACCGAAGAACGCCATCAAACCGCGCCCGGCCAGCGCTGCCGATGACATGGCCCGGCCCAACAGCCCAACGCTGGCCGCCGCCTCGGCTGTCTTCGCGATGGCCAGCGCGCTCGATGCCGCAGTAATGCCCTGATTGGCTGCAGCCATCCGTTCAGCCGCCGCGCGCCGAAGTGCAGCGGTCGCCGCCGCATCGGTCGCCAAAGTATAGGAGTTGGTCACCACCACCCCCTGCAGCTCGGTGGCGGCTTTTGCGGCCAGTGCCTGCTGCAATGCCAGCGTGGATTCAATCGAGCGAACCGCGCTCCCTGCAGCGAGCTGATTGGCGGTGATGGCACGTTGTTGAGCTGCAATGTAGCCGCCCACCGAAGCAACCATCTTGGCGCCAAAAGCGACGCCGGCGACGATAGCGATATCGGCCATACCGGTAGCAATCGCGGGGATGTTCTTGGCGATGGTATTCAGCGCACTGGCGAAGGCAGCAGAGGCGCCGGTTCCCTTATCCAGCTCGCCGATGTACACCTTGATGCCCTCCTGGGCATTCGTCCAGGCCATACCAACCGTCACCGGCAACTTGGCCGCCTCTGCCGCCAGCGCGGCCTGCTGCGTCTGCAGTGCCTTGAACACCTGCTGACTGGTCAAAGCGCCTTGCTCGCCTAGCGCTTTCAATTCACCTACCGTCACGCCGAGGCCTGTGGCGATGGCTTGCGCCAGGCGCGGTGCATTCTCAAGAATCGCATTCAGCTCTTCGCCGCGCAGTACGCCCGATCCCATCGCCTGGGCAAACTGCAGCATGGCCGAGGCTGCCTCGGCCGAGGTGGCATTGCTGACACGTAGAGAATTATTGACTGCCTGGGAAGTTGCCAGGATCGCGGTCTGGGTTCCACCCATGGCGCGGATCGGATCGGCAATGCGGTTGATCAGCTGAACATTGACGGCGATGGCGGTACCCGCTTCAAATGCGATCGCCTTCACGCCATTGAGCGTCTGCCCGTATTCCTGCCATGAACGAGATGCGAGCTTGATCCGTGCCTCGACCCCCTTCATTTCATCCGAAGCCTGTACGGCATCCCGCGCCAGGCCAATCAGCAAGCCGCCACTGATCGACCCGGCCGCCAGTGTTTGCACCCGGGCCAATTGTGCAGAGATCGATTCAACACCGGCACGAGTCTTGCCGAAGTTACCGGCGCCATCTAGTTGCTTCAGTGCAACGTCGGAAGCCTGGGCACTCTTGACCAGTTGATTCAGCGCCAGAATGGCGCCATCATTGGAGCCACCAATAACCAGCTTCAGGTTCAAATCAGCCATGGCTCAAGCCCTATTCTTTCTCGGCATATTCTTGATCGGCATCGTGATCAAGTTCGGTGCCGGTTGGGCGCTGGGTGCTGGCTTTATCGCGCTGCTCATTCCCTGCGCCCTCCCGGTTATCCGCTTCCTGTTTCGGCCCTATCGTTGATTCGCGGCCTCGTTGGCCTCTTCGACAGCACTTTGAAACACTGACCAGGTGTAATCCCAGGCATTGACGTGGCCGAGCCTGATAAGCCCGGCCACGGCCTTTTCTAGGGCTGTGACTCGTTCGGCAGCTGATCGAGGATTTTTTGCCCCATCTCTTTCACCCGCTGCCGCATCGAGAAAAAACGGGGATTCAGTTCCTTGATCTTCGGCAGCAGCGTGTTTTCGATCAGCGAAGGTTCGAGGTCGTCGATCACTTCAAGCTTCAGGTCGGTCAGGAAAGGCAAATCGGTCAGCGAGATTTCCTCGAACAGCATCGAATCCACCAGGTCGCCAACACGGGTCAAGTCTGCCAGCCAGACGCGGATCTCGCCGACCGTCATCTCTTTGATCTGGACCTTATGGCCTCCGACCTCGATCTCAGTAATCACGCGCATGATCAGAGCGAACCGACGAGCATTTCCATGTACTGGCTCTTACCGACAGCGGTGATCGCGTCGTAGGCCAGCAACTTGCCCTCGATATCGAAGCTGATGAAATCATCGCCGATCAGCTCGACACTCTTGGCCGGGCCAAACTTCACGCGATGCATGACCGCCGCCCAGGGAGCGTTACTCCGTTCGTTGATGCCATCGAACACCAGGCGATTTTCCTGGATCATATTGACCAGTGCCTGGACGCGCTGCGCCTTGATCTTGGTATAGCTGATCTTGAGATCGGCAGCGGCAACAATAGCGCCGGTGGAAAGCGGAATGATCCCGACGCGCTTGACGGTGTAATCGATGTCTTTGACGTAGACCGTCGATCCGGTTCCCGCCTTGACGATAGGTGCGACTGCCAAATCCGGCAGGTTGTCGAGCATGATCAACTTGTCGAGACCGACAACGTTGTGCACTTCATCAACCACTGCACCGGCAAGGACGGCAGTTGCCGTACCACCCAGCGCCAGCTCCAGGGTTTTGACCGAGACATGGCGGCAAGAGAGCGCGACCGTCGCCGACTTGAAGCGATCGAACGCATCATCCAGGCCGCCGCCCGGGTTCTGGAAATCGGGCAGCTCCTTTTCTTCGGTGGTGACCGTGTAGGTCAGCTTCGAGGTATTGCCAAGAGATTCGCCGGCATTGACGCCGACAGCGGAAAGGTAGGGGGTACCTTTGATGATTGCGGACTTGACGGCCATGATGGAGATCTCCGGGTGTATTTGGGTGGATCAATTGAATTGACACCCGGAGTTTTTCACGCGACCGATCGCCCGGTCAGGGGGATCAGGATGGGCGGGGGCGCCCGAGAGCTATTACGCGAACAGGCTCTTCTGGACCTGCAGTGTCCGTTCGCCAGCACCCATCAAAACGCCATCCGACTCGAAGCGGAAAGCATAGGTTCCTGGCTCGGTCAGCGCCACATAGGCGTGGAACACACCAACGCTATCGCGAACGATCTCGGGTGCTCCCGGCCAGGCATAAGTGGTGATCACTCCGCTCGGCGTCTTGACCTTCAAGCGCAGCGTTGTCGGATCGGCCAGTTGATCGTTGATATTGACGATTTCGAGTCCAAGCCGCGCTACTTCGCCAATTAACCACTTAGCCGCCATGACTCACTCCATCCGCCGTCAGGGAGAAACTGACCAGGCGATCAATCGAAAAATAGAATCCGGCCGGTTCTGGCCGAGGTGCGTTGCCGAATGTCATCGACGCGGTTGCCGCGCCCAATGAGACCACGTTGCCAAATGCCGATAGTGGCAACACCAGGGCAAGTGCCCCGGTCGCCATGGCCTGAACGAAGCCGGCGGCGGAGACTGCCACCGATGTGTTGAGCACGGCACCGGCTGCAACGGCATCGACGCCGGCACCGCTCAAATTGACCGATACCTTGAGCACCGCATTGCCGCTGGCTTGGTCACTACCGGATGCAGACACGGCACCGGGCGGCCCGCCGGCAATCGAAGCCGTACCGCTGGCCACATCGCTACCGGTCGCCAACGCATTCAGCCGGGCAGCCAGCGCGGCATTGCCCGAGGCACCTGCAGCTGCTGCCCCGGCTAGAAGTACGTTGGCACCGATACCCGCCGTAGCTGCTGCCTGGGCGAGACCTGCAGCCGAGAGCGAGATCCGTGCAGCCAAGGTTCCTGCGCCGCCACTCACGGCCACCGATGACCCAGCCATGGGAATCGCTACGGCCGGCAGAGCCGAGCCGATCGAGCCGGCCGCACCGACCGCAGCCACCGCCTCGACGACTACGCCGACCATGAAGGACATAGTTGCTGTGCCACGATCGATACAGTCTTCCCACAAGCGATAGACAGCGCTGTAGAGATTAGGCGTAGCAGGTGCGTCGAACAGGACCGTCATGTCCGGATACAGCGTGACCGTTCCATCCGTTGGCGGCGTGACCAAAGCCCAGCGATATTCGCTAGTCGGGCTGATTCCATCATTGAGCACAGGCGAAGGCCCGTTATCACCCTGCGTCGGAATGTCAGCACCGAGAATGCCGGCGCCGGCATATCGTTTGACTGCATGTGCGCCGGCGAACATCGGCGTGGAAGAAACCAGGTGCGTCATGTTGCCGTGTAATCCCAAACACCGATGCTGCCATCTGCGAGCCGGGTCACCACCTCATAGGTCGTTCCTGTAGCAAGCGCGGCATCGGAAAATGAACCGCCACCCGTCGTCGCGTGTGTCGTCAGCCCGGTTTTACGCAGTAAGTGGGCACCGGTTGAAATGTTCCGCACATCAACCTGGTACGCCATCCCCTTCTTAATCTGACCCGTTCCAAAGTCAATGAAGGGCGGTATCGTGATTGTTCCAGCGGCACCGCCAGTAACAGTGCCTGCAGCCGTACCCGATGCCGTATCAGAGCCTGCCGCTGCCGCATTGAGCGTTCCGCCACCGCCGCCACCGCTTTGCTCGAATGCACCAATCGAATTGACCGACCGAGCCTGGCCGTAAATATCCGTACCCGTTCCGGCGCCGGAAATGCCCGCCGCTGCCAGCGCCGACGCAGCCTTCAGCCGAACGTCGGCGGCCGCCAGATTTGCAGCAGCGACAAAGTCGTTTGCTGGGGCACAAACCAGCGGGTTCGAACCATAGGTGTTACCGACGTTGAAGGCGTTATTCGTCGATGTTCCAGACATCGACCCGCTGAAAGCAGTCGCCCCGCCGATCGATGCAAAGATATTGTTCTTTGCGGTGATTGCACCGCCGGTCGCAACGGCTGTGGCACCGGCGAAATGCACGAAGGTATTCCCTTCGACGCGCGTCGATGCAAATGGCAGCCAGGCACAGACGTCGTTGGTGTCGCGGAGCAGAACGGAGTCAAGAAGATATGTGCCGGCTTCATCATCGAAGCTGACCTGCACATCATGAAAGATGCAGTGCTTGAAGCCCGAATAGGTCCGTACCAGCACCTTGGCCGCATAGCCACCTCCACCGACGAACTGCACGCCATCAAAGCAGAGATGAGCTGCAGAAAACGTATAGGAGCTGTTATCGACCGAAATACTGACGCCATCGTTCCCGCCTCGCAGAGCGCGGGTAATCGTGTTCAGCCTAGCAGCAGCCGTCGGACGGACAATGATGTCACCCAATACCGTCTTGCCGTTGAGTCCCGCCTGAAGCGTTGCGATATTCCAGACGCCAGCAGCCAGCTCAGGGATATAGACCTCGCCAGCCGGGACTGGCGATGGCAACGCAGCACACCAGGCATTCCAGGCGGTTGCGTCAGCAATCTGTGTGATGTGGTCGGCCATTTATAGTCTTGTGCAAATGAGGTTTGAGGCAAAGGATGGCTGACCGAGCAAGCAGCGCAACTCGGGAATCAGCATGAATCGGCTATTCATCCCGCCGGGCGTCGTATCCGGAACAGCAGTGCCAGTCCCGGCCATGATCGATACCCGGTAGTTGTCATTGGGATCGATGATGTATATGAACTTGTCTGTGTCGGCCTTGCCCGAGTAGATGTAGATGACATCAAGCAGCGGGTCATAGCCTCTGCCCGAATAACTGCTGCTCCAGTTCAGGCCGAGTGGCAGACCAGTAAGCGGTGTGACAGTGACTAACCCGGTCGTGAAGTTGTAGCGACGAACGGACTGCTCGGACCCCTCGCAAATCACGAGTCCTTCGTGACGCTTGCTGTCATATACCGGAGCCGGATAGACATCCTGTCCGCCAGGAGTTTTCGGGATGATGAATGGACCGATATCCGGACCACCGGTCCAGATATTGGCGACCGGGTCGAGCTTGTTGAGGCAGTACCGACCCAGCGCTTTATTGAGCAGATGCGCGTAAAGGAACGTGCCGTCTGTCCAGCATGGGGCATATGCAATGCTACCGTCACCCTTCGCATCCATGCCCCAGTTGGGCATCAATGCATGGGCATTTGGAGCATCCCAAGCCAGATTTCCGACGTCAAACATCGGCAACCAGGCCTCATTATTCGGGGCAAATGGGAGATACCCTGGCAGCGTCTTGCCGTGGTAGTTGAAGTAGTGCGGCCGAATGATTTTGTTGCCGATGGCCAGCATGGACCAGTACACATGTGCTGCGGTCGGCTTGCCATCCTCATTCCAGTGAGAGCAATCGCCCACGGTGTTGTTGAGGTAGGCAACGACTTGTTCAAGCGGCGTCGGATTCGATACCAACTCCCAGACCAGGACATCGGCAAAGACGTCCATGCGGTAGATTTCGTTGCCGTTGTAGTCGCTGTGGCCACCACCGGTCAGGTAGATATAGCGACCGACGCGAACCCATCCGCCCCAGGCATTGACGCATCCGGATTGATCGCCGGGCTTGAGACCATTCGGCCACTGAAACAGCGCCGGTGACGAGGCCAGTGATGTACCCGGTATTTCCTGATTGACGCCAGCCGTCCGCGCCCGCAGCCATGCCGGCAAGTTGTACCGACCAGCTGCAACATGCCCGCCAGGCAGGCAGTTGTAGCTGTCGTTTACCGGCGTGGCCATGGGTTAAGCCTGTTCGCCCTGGGCGGTCGCGATCACCCGGGCCAGATCGGCACGGGCAGCGTCATCGGCGGCGACAAAGCAATCGATATCGGCGGCAACCAGGTCGCGACCTTCGTGCTCGGCGATGTCGGCAGCGGCGTTGAGCGCGCTGGCGAAAATACGTGCTTGATCGGGGGTCATCTCAGCGCTCCAGGAGTTGTTCAGCTTGCTCGATCTGCCGGATCGCTTCGGCCAGCGCCTGGCGCTGGATCGGCGTCGGATCGACCACCTCGCCACGGCGGGACGCATCCAGCCGAGCACGGGCAACGTCGGCCTTGGCCTGGATCTCAATTGCAACGGCAACGGGAATTCGCCGCGCCTCAAGTGCCCGGGCTGCACGATGGCGCAATGCCGCCAGCCGGGTATAAGCCGGGGCCAGCTCAGCCTGCCAGGTGCCCCACGGTGCTGCCGTGGCAAAGCCCACCACGCTTGCCGTGGCAGTGGCCGTCACCGGCGCTGGCGTGGCAAAGGCTGCACTTGCCAAAGCCAGGGCGCCGACGACCAGGAGTAATTTCGATTTACGCATGATGGCCTCAGTTGTCGATCTGGAAGGTCAGCGCGGCCGCTGGGAACGACACCGTAAATCCGGTACCGGATACCGCCAGCGAAGACGTCAGGTTGATGCACACCCAGCTATTCCCGCCGCTGGATGCGTCATAGAGCCGCACGCTCTGCAGCGTTCCCCAGGCACCGGTCGATGCTGACCAGGTGATTGCAACGTTATTGCTGGTCGTACCATTGGTGCCGCTACTGGCGACCGTCGTTGCAGTTCCCTGCGAACCTGCCCAGTTCGCTAGAGAGGCGGTGACGGCAACCCGTGCATAGGCATTGCCGGATGGCTCGGTACCAGCCGTCGAGTCGCTGCAGGTGTCGGTGGCCAGCCCCCAGTATTGCGTTGCTGGCGCGCCCAGCGTTTGCCCACGGAACAGCGCATCGAGCGTCTTGTTCTCGGCGTAGTCATTCAGCGCGCCGGCTGCAGCCGGGCCGGTATAGCCAACTGCCAGCAGGCCGATGGCCAGTGCTGCAGCCAGTGCCCGAAGCAGGGAAAAGCGATTCAAAATTGATTTCACGGTGACTCCTTCTCTTTTGTGTGACGAAAAATGGTTATTCCCAGTAGCGGGGGCCTTCGGCGATATGCCGGGTGATCAGGCGCAGGCGGGCCGAGTGGCAGAGCACGCCGCAAAAGAGCGCCGGGCCGGTATCGACCAGCTCGGGCACGACGTTGGTTTCATTGGTCGGTGAGAGCACCGCGCCATTCATGCAGGGATCGTTTCGCCAGGCATCGCCGATGGCATCGATCAAGTCGTCGAAGATCAGCTCGGTCGCCGAGTCATCCTGCAGGCTGGCAAAGCCGCGAATCTCCCAGGTGGTCAGCACCTCGTTGAATGCCATCGTTTCCTTGCGCGCCACACGGCGAACGTGCCAGCCGAGAATCCCGGCACCGCTGTTGTAGATGTCGCGGAACGTGGCGTCGTCTTTGGCATAGCGCTCGAAATCGAAAACGTTGCCGATATCGGGCACCGTCTGCAGCTGGGCGACGATCGCCGCCCGCAATAGCCTGTGTTCGCTCATGCAATGCTCCCCAGGCGCTTCACGATGCGATCGACCGTCTGGTCGAACTGCTGCAGCACCATGGCGCGATTGGCAATGAATGCATCGCGGAACATGAAAGCACCTTGCGTCCCGCGATGCCGGATCTTCCAGGCGATGGCATGGGCCGCAGACAGCGCAGCCTCATCAATGCCTGGCGTTTTGAGTGGCTTGCCGGTCTTCAGCGAAACTGCCTGGCCTAGCGGCAACTTACGCTTCGCCCACTCGGCCAGCGCCAGAATCCCGGACTCGGAAACCGCATGCGGCTTGGTCCCGAGTTCAACCGGCAGTGCGTAGTCAAGCGGCGTGCCGATGATGCCCAGCATGCCGGTCGGTGATACTTCGGTGCGGCCGATCACCGAGCGGCGCAGATGCCCCTCGGCTGTCGGCATACGGTCGACCACCTCGCTGGTCAGATGCGGCAGCACCCAGGCAAAGAAGCGGCTCAGCTCTTCATTCACCATCTCCGGCGCCTTGGCCAGCGCCGCCGTGATGACATCGAGCCGCTTGAAGGCGAAGGTGTAATCCTGCTCAGCCATTGCGGCGAATCCCGTTCGTCAGGCGCTGCCGTCCAGGCCAGGACACGGTGGTCCCGGTCGCAGCCTGGCCGATGCCATCCTTGCCCAGGCCAAGCGCATCGGCGTAGCGCGTCTTCAGCCCACGGGCACGGCTGGCATATTCCTGTGCCTTGGTTCGCCGGTCAGTCGTATCGGCCGAAATCGTCGAGTCGCCATCGTTGATCGCGGCGGCAGACAGTTGCTCCAGGAGCAAGGCGGCTGCATAGGCAGCAACCGCTTCACGATGTACGACAGGAATCGAATCCAGCTCGTCAGAAACAACATGGGCAATCGTGAAGGTCAAACGAACCTCGGCGCCGGCGCTCATCGCATCGCCCAAGCGCAGCGTGTCGCCGACCGGGGTCGTGTAGATCGAGCACGGCAGGTATTCAATCGGCTTCTGGCCGATCGGGTATTCAGCCGACACCAGGTCGGATTCCGCCTCCCAGGCGGCAGGTAGCGGCAGGGTATCGCCGCCGGCGCTGACCACATCCTCGACCTTGTGGCGCGGCCGATCCGTGCCATATCGGGCAACAGCCAGGCTGATCGCCGTCGCTTTGTCTGTGCGCTGCAGGCGCTCGGACTCATCGCGGACCAACCCATCCACCAGCTTTTTCAGATCAGTCAGCATTGGAACTCCATCTCAACCAAGGCCGGCAGCAAGATCCCTTGCGGGGGATACTGATCCTGCTGCCGGGTTTCTCGGCACAACGCGCATATGGGGAACGGCCACGAGAGCGGAAGGATTACCCCGCCTGTCCTACCCCGGTTCTCTCTCGCAAGTACTACCCGGGCTTCATGACTCGGCCACGTGCGAACTACACACGCTTGCCCCCTTCAGGTGTATTCGTCAGCGGGCCGAAGCCCGCCCAGGGTTACGGCACCACGGCCTTGGTCGTACCCTTCTCGCCGTCAACCAGAGCCACACCGCCGTATTCGTGGCGGATCTTGTAGGTCAGCTTGTCATTGGAGAACATGCTGCCGACGTTCGGCATGTCCTGAACGAAGAGTTCAGGATCTTCCTGGCCATTCAGGAAGGAGATTTCCAGAACCGGCAAATCATCCTTATTGGCGACCGTTACCCAGTCATTAGCATCGAGCCAGTACGGCACGGTGATGACTTCCGGATTGATGGTCTGGATGAAAGTCTTGTCCAGATTTTGGTTGCGCACGAACAGATTGAAGGCCGTTTCCTGCAATTCGAACGGAACAAGTACGGTTGCCGGACCGACTGCAGTCCGCTTGGCGCTGCCCGCACGCACTTGCTTGAGCATCGCCTGACGGTGCGCGGCAAAGGAGGTCGCATCCAGTGCTGCCGTGAAAAGGTTGCCGTGGGTTGCGTGATAGAGGGCAACACCATCCCAGGTAACAGGATTGGTGCGGAAAAAGTCGAAAACGAACTCGAACAGTGTATTTGCCGCTGCTAGAGCCAATTCCTTCGGAATGGTACGAATGGCGTTTACATCGTCATTCATGATCATCTCGCGAGTGACCGTTTCAGTGCCGCCGCGCTTGGCAATCCCGAATGTCGCCTTGTCATCACCAGGGCTGGTCAGCGGGTTATAGCTTCCACCTTCAGCAACGATGGGCAGGTTCCCATAGCCGCCAATACGGAAACGTTCATTGGTCCGGAAATCGCTAACGCGGCCAACTTGTGCAACCTTCCGCCAGGTCTGCAGATCAGTTCGAGAAGTGAATACCTGCTGCATGCGACGGGTAATCGAGTTACCCAAGGCATCCGCCCAAGAGGTGCTATCGAGTGCTTCAGCGAACCGCCCGAGCGATTCGCGCATGCGTGCCCGATCGCAGTCTTTCAAAAAGCCAGTAACGAAACGGTCACCCGTAATTTCGATATAGGCTTCCTTGAAGGAGTGGACGTTGCGATGATCCTTATGGGCTGGATCAAAAAAGGCTTCAAGCATGCCGTCAATTTTTGCCGCCCGATCTTCCACTTTGATTTCCTGGAAGTCACCAAGATTCACCCGGCCGGACTCGGCAAAGCGCGCCAGGTATTCGCGCTCGTCCTTGATTGCGGCCGTCCAGTCAGCTTCGACGAAGCGCTCGCGGGTAGCAAAGGTACGCAGCAAGCGATCCTTGGCCGGTTGCGGCAGCGTGCTGCCGTTGATCGCTGCATTGGCGCTGGCGCGAGCTTCGATCATGCGGATACGTTCTTCAACGCCATCCAGATCAACGACTGGCGCCTTCTTTTCCAGGCCGGCTACCGCTTCGCGATAGGCCAGCTCCAGCTGCTCGTCGCTAACCGTTTCCGGGTCCAGCTTGGCATAGGCGGCGGGGGCCTTGGCTTCAATGAAGCGCAACATCATTTCACGCAGTTTCATTTCAGGGTCTCCTGAGATAGAGGAATGTTCAGGGGCTGCTTCAACGAGTCGAATCAGGCGGCCCCCGGCCCCCGGCTCGACAATCAGATCAACTGATTCAATGCGGTCAATCGAAGTGGCTGCGCGGACTTTCTTGCCTTCGACCATGCGAGTTGCACCCTTGCCGAGCGCATCGATCGACAGCCCAATCAGATTGGTTTGGCCGGCCTGCACGGCGCCAACCAGCAAGTTGCGGGTGTTCTCGGGCAGACCAGGGAGGCGCAGCGTCCCGGTAATGCGTCCGGTATCAGGCTTGGCGCCTTCAACGAAACGCGGGGCGGAATTCCAGCCAACAACCTGGTTGATGTTGCGTTTGGTCGACTTGATGTGCTCCTCATCCGACTTGATGCAGATGCGAGCGCCTTCAAACAGGGGCAGTGCCTCGCGCAGAACCTGGTCGGAGTAGAAGATGCCGTTTTCAGAGAGGCCCGCAACGATCAGCGTTGCTTCCCAAACCGTTCCGGCATCGTTGCCTTCTGCCTCAACCATGCGCAGATCGACATTGCCCGGGGCGGCTTCCTTGATCGGGATATAGGACTCAACGACCTCTTGCGGGTCACCAATGGTCACCACACCGTCGGCGATCGTGTAGGGATAGGACCAGCTGCGGCCGCCCATGGTGATCACCGCACGGTCGGCATAGATCACATCCAGCTCGAACCACTTGCGACCGTCGTTGGAGACGTTGGCATTGATCGACTTGTCCAGCGCATCGCGCACCCAGTTGATCGTGCGCATCAGGTCTGGAGCGGCTTCTTTCAGGGCCAAGCCGCGAAGGCCGGCGGCGGGGAAAATCACAGCTCGCCTACCAGCTTTTGACCATCAACCGTCACGACGGTGACGACGTTGCCACGCACGGCCCAGTCGAGCACTTCCTCTTCGGAGACCTTGATCGCCTTGGTCTCGTTGGTCGGCTTGCCTTCTTTATCGAAGACAGGCACTTCGCGCTTGACCGCCTTGGCGGCTTCAGCTTTCGTTACTTTGACGGCCTTGGCGTTATCCGGCGTATCGACCTGGGCGGTCGCAGTGCCAGCGGACTGAGATTTTTCAACGGGGGGCATATCCGACTCCTGTCAGCAGTTGTGTGCTGACAGAATGCCGGGCGACCGCCTATGCGGTCAGGGGGACAGGGATGGGGAGGCTAGCGGGTTGGACTCATGTTCATGATCAGGATCATGACGCGAACGATCCGCCAAAAAGATAGTGCCGCAAAAACGCCTAGACCAACCCAAATAGAAGAAAGGTAGGGAACTCTATCTTCCGTTAGCCAGGGAAAAAATGCGGCAATGTTCAGCGTACAAAACAATAAATTGGCAAGCGTTCCCTCAACCAAATACTTGGAGAGGATATCCAGGTAATTAGCCTTCCGAAGACGTTCGATGACCCCAGGAATTGCCATAAGAATGGATTTCATCGTCGCCAAAAATCCAACCAGGATTGCCGAAACGCTGATTGATGCGGACAGTAGCGAAGTAAATTTACCTTCACTCCCAAATGGAAGTGAAAGGTCAAGCAGCCATCCTAATACGGCGGCAGATGTCCCAAAAATCCAGGGATAGAACCGCTCATACGTCAAGCTCACGGAATAACCTGCTTTGCAAGCCAATGGGAGAAAGCATTTTCAAGACGTGAATAGCGTTCAGTTCTGAAATAACGAAGACCAGTATCCATCTCTAGACCGCTATAGCTTAATTCCTCTTTTTCAGCGAGCAAGTCAATGGGATCAATGTTCCCATAATCACCCTCGCGACCTCTGACCTCAAGATGCTTAATGGCTTTACGGTCTTCAGCCGCCAATCGCCAAATCGAGTTCATCCAATCCCCAAGCTTCAGCGATCCTTTTGATCCTCGATCCAGTCCTACCTCGATCGTCACGACCTCTCCACCAAAATTATTGAGTTGAGACTCCAAAGCCTGACATAGAGCAACGTTGTTCTCTCGGAAGTAAGGAGAGAGATTTGAGGGAGCAACTTTGATCTCAAGTCGAGTAAAGAGTTTCTTGCTCTTCAAGCGAGCCATTGCATCACCTCGGAGCTTAATTCGCAATTCATACGAGGTAAGGCGTCGTGGGTCAAATACGCTCAAATATTCTGCAATCGCTGTCGATCGAGGACCAATATGGTTGTACTGCACAATCATATGTTGGCTTTGTGGGTGATACAAAATTGCTGTTTCTTCAGAAAACCCTTCCCCTGAATCGAGGTCGAAACTGCGGGTTGGCTGTTTGACGCTTGCTCTACCAGGGCCACCATCGAAGCGAAGCTTTGCAAAATCCATTAACCAATATGGCCGATGATCACTTGGAGAATAAATCTCATCTTCAACGCGGATCTTAAATCCTAAATCGCGAACTCGATGATCAAGTTCCATAGCGGCAATCTCAGCCAATCGATCTTCCAACGGAGGAGAGTATTCGCCGCGAATTACCTCATACAAATGAACATGCATTTTTTTTTGTGATTTCATCATCGTATCTTTTCTACTTGAAGGTCTTTGAACGAAGCACAGTGAATGTCTTTTCATCTGCCTTGCCGAGAATTTTCCTCCCATCGTCAAATACAAGGATGAAAGTGATCAGCGTGGTTTTCTTCCCCCCTAAGACGACACCCGCAACAGCTCCAACTGCGCCTAAAGCCATGGCACCAGCAATTCCCCATCCGATTTTTCCAGCAGTTTTCTTGAAGGTTTCTTCGCTGGCAACATCGAGGCTGATAACGTCGCTAAAGTCCATGCGTTCACCAATCCCGGGCAATCCGTTACGGCTGATCCGAAAAAAACCCAAACTGAAATCAACTTCTCCCAGAGGGAAGTCACCGGCAAGAATCTCGAATTTTTCGGAATTCATGAATGCTCCAACGATTCTGATATGTGTTTAACGACGTTAAACGGCCCCAAGGATGAAAATTCGTTCCGCCGTTAATATCAGCGCGCCAACCCGGCCCGAAAAAAGCCAGCAATGAGCGCGGCAACGAGCAAGCCAGAAATAACCAGAAGGCGATTAAATCGCTTCGTTGATCCAGACAATGCGTTCTTCAAATAGAGCACCTGGTCGTGCGAGTCACGCAAAAGATTTTCCTGGCGTTCATTGGCCTTCTTGGCCTCTTTCAATGCTTCAGCCATCTCATTGGCGCGCAGCTCGCTCCAGGATTTCGCTTTCTGCTCCTTTTTCAGTACAGCATTGACGGCAACGATTGCACGCCTGGCAGCGACCAATTCATTAGGATCGGTAATTGGTGGCGCAGGTTTCGCCAACTCGTTTTCAAGCTCGACACAGCGTAGCCTTAAATTTAGAAGCTCCATTGCGCAGTCACGATGCGCAAAACGAAGATCGTCGATCGACTCGACGCCCATCGTTCGGTGCAAGGACTGCCAAATCTTCCACCCCGGTTCCTTGCTTTCTGCTTCGATCTTTTTGACCAGGTCGGTCAGGGCTGCACGTTCGGTCTTTACCAGGGTTCGCCCGAGAGGACTCTCGGAATAGTGATTCTGGATGGTGTCGGCGATTTGGCCGTGATTGCTGTCAATAGCCAGGTGAGTCATGTTCAAGATTTCTTGATTACGGATTTACCAAAAGTTACCGGCCCGTGATTGGTCAGCCCACCTTCAACGATTTGCCCGTGGTTCTGGCCCACTTCGACTTTCATTGCTCGACCGGCCTTTTCCTTCTTCGTGCTTCCGCCCTGCAGCGCTCCAATCGCAGCGGCCTTGACGGCCAACGGCGCAGCACGAAATAAGCCCAGCAGCTCACGCTCATCGGTGCTCAGCACCTCCGGTGCCGGACCATCGCGCTCACCGGTGACGATGTAGCGGATATCTGCTCCTGCCTCTGCTATGGCTGCGAGATAGATGGCATCGGGCGATCTCTCGCCCAACTCGTAATTCCCTTGGCTCTTTCGGTGTGCTCCACCGATCAAGGCGAAATCGGCCTGACTCATTCCTAGCCGAACTCGTTCCTCTTTAAGCCGCTCTCCGATGCCCACAAAAAACTCCATCAAATAAGTTGACTGTGGATACGTTCGTATCCATAATTAACACACACCGTCCGACACAGACGGCAAACAAACCGACACCAACACCGCAACACAGCCCCCTGCAAGGAGCTTTCAAAATGACACTACGTACTGCCGACGAAGCCCGCGAAGCGCTGAAGCGTCAGGGCGTCTCCATCTCGTCCTGGGCGATCGCCAATGGCTTCTCGACCAACCTGGTCTTTGAAGTCCTGGGCGGCCGCAAGAAATGCGTCCGTGGCCAAGCCCACAACATCGCCGTCAAGCTCGGCCTCAAGGACGGTGAAGTCTGTACCGACCCGGCCAATGCGCTCGAACGCCGCGCTGCCTGATATGCCTGCCTTCAATCTCCACGGTTTTCTGTTCAATGCGCCGCAGATCGGTTCGATCGAGCCGCATCCAGCTCATCCGCTATCTGCTGGATCACTTGTGCAGATTTCCGGTGCTCCGGATACCGGCCTCGTTGATCTGCATAGCTACGCAGCTGATGGCAAAAGCGATCGCCGTTCAGTTGCTCCCGCATTTCAAGGTCAGCAATGAGCATGGCAACCACTCTTCCGATCCCATCGATGCGCCCGGCCAGCTCTTCGAATCCCGCTTCACTCATGGCTTTCCCCTGTGTTGAACGTGGTTTCAATTTAGCCACGCGCAACACGTTTGCATAGTAGCAAAACCGCGCTTTTTTTGGATACACCGATTTAAGGACTTTCCAAATGCCTACCCGAAATTGGAAACACCCACCGCAGAGCATTCAGGGCGCCATGCAGGCCTGCCTGGACCATGCACTGATCAAGCATCGCCTCAAGGTCGAACGCATCGCCGCTGATATGGGCCTGGCCAATGCCTGGAACCTTTACAAGTGGGTTGAGTCCGGCCGCATCCCGGCCGTGCTGATTCGCCCCTTCGAGCTGGCCTGCCGCTGCAACTACGTGACCAGCTACCTGGCGCATGCCGCCCACCGCCTGATTATCGACATCCCGACCGGCCGCATGCCGACCTCTTGCGATCTGCCTGCTGTTCAAGCCGCCACGCATGACGCCATGGGCGCCCTGATCAACTTCGCCGCTGGCAAGGCCAAGGCCGAGGAAGTGATGACTGCCGTCACCACAGCCATGGAGCAGCTGGCCTACCACCGCGAGAACGCCGCCCGCGCCTCGCAACCGGAACTTGAACTGGATCAACCCGAATGACTTCCCCGAATCAAAACTACATCAACGCCGCTCAGCAGCGCCTGCTCAAGGCCATCGTGCTGCTAGCCGGCAACGAGTTCAACGGCCTGGCCCCTTCCGACCTCGCCAAGGCACTGAAGACCAACCCGAGCAACGTTACCCGCGATCTGGCCAACCTCAAGGAAGCCGGCCTCGCCGAACAGTTGCCCGACACCGGCCGCTGGCGCCTTGGCCCCAAGGTCGTGCAGATCGCCGTCGCATTCAGCGCACAACTCGCCACATCGGCCGACCGCCTGAGCGAGATCCGCCAGCGCTACACCCGCCAAATCTGAGGGAGACAAGAACATGACCCGAGGTCGAAAAAACCTGCCATCTGTTATCGAACAGACTGAACCGCTGGCAGCCGAAGCGGTGGCTGCCATCGAGCACGATATGCAGGAATCCGCCGCGCTGCCTGCAGCCCTGGCCGAAGTACAGGAAAACGCCATCGTCCTGGCCAAGCAACTCAACTATGAAGGCTCGCTGACCGTCGGCGGCCTGGAGGAAGAGATCAAGTTCTTCCAGCGCCGTAGCGTTGAGGCCGTCCTGGAAATGGGGAAGCGGCTGCTACTGCTCAAAGAAGTAACCGGGCACGGCTCGTTTATCGAGAGCATCGAACGCCTTGGAATCGGCGAACGTATGGCGCAACGCTTCATGGTGTCGACGATCAAGTTTTCAAAAGCGTCGTCGACGACGCTTTTGGCTCTGCCCAATCTCAACCAGGGAAAGCTCCTGGAACTGCTCGTCCTCGACGATGGCGAGATCGAAGCCCTGAACAACGGCGACCAGGTACGCGGCATCCAGCTCGATGACGTCGATTGCATGTCGGTCTCCGAACTGCGCCGCGCCCTGCGCAAGGAAAAGGCCGACAAGGAGGCCGAGTTGGCGAAAGCCAAGGCTGGCGTCAGCGGCGAGCTGGCGGCCAAGGACAAGGTGATTGCCGAGAAGTCCCGCCGGATCGCCGAGCTGGTCGAAGAAAAGAACCGGGCCGAGTGCCTGACGGATGAAGAGCGCCATGCCGATCTTGAGCGCCAGCTAACCAACGACACGCTCCTCGCTGTCGGCGCCATGCTGCCGATCCGCCAGGCGGTGTATCGCATCCGCTCCCTGGAGCAGTGCCCGCAAGGCCTCTACGTGGCCATGCAGGGCGCGCTGGATCGCGTGATTGCCGAAGCCATGAGCATCGCATCCGACTTCGGTATTCAGCTCAACACGACTGCCGCAGAAGACTTTCTCAGTGACCCGAATGCTGGCGAAGAACTTGGTTTGCCGCCGGCTGATTTTGGACCGGATGCGTAATGGAGGCGATCATGGCGCTGACTCCGGATCGGATCATCGCACTCAAGGCTGCAGCCGATGTGCTGCAAGCCGCCGGCCACGGCAACAAGACAGCCGTAGCGCACGATCAGGCGCTGCGCCTGTGCTGCACAGTCAAGACGCTGTACCGCCAGCTCGAAGAAGCCGGCTTGTCCACGCCGCGCAAGCGCCGCTCGGATGCGGGCCAGCTTTCAATCAGCCGTGAAGAAGCCATGAAGCTGATGGCGATCAAGACGACGGCGCAGCGCGCCAATGGTAAAGACGGCATGGCGTATGAAAACGCCGCCATGCTCGGCCGGGCCAATGGCCTGTTCGCCATGGGCAAGCTGGATAAGGAAACCGGCGAAGTGGTGCCAGTGGCACCGGCGACCATTGCCCGTGCCATGCGCCATTACCGGCTGGACATGAAGACGCTGCGCACACCGGCCCCGCATCGCGGCGCCAAGAGCCTGCATCCCAACCATGTCTGGCAGGTCGACGCTTCGGTGTGCGTGCTCTACTACCTGGACGATGGCGGCCTTGGCGTCATGGAGGCCGACGAGTTCTACAAGAACAAGCCGGAGAACTTCCAGAAGCGGGCCAAACAGATGGTGATCCGCTACGTCTGCACCGACCATTTCACCGGCACCGTTTTCTTCTACTACTACCTGGGCGCCGAGTCGGGCGAGATGCTGTGCGAGTTCTTCATTCGCTGCATGCAGCCCAAGGATCACGATAAGGAACCGTTCCACGGCGTGCCCATCATCGTCGTGCTCGACCCGGGCGCGGCCAACAAGGGGGCACTGTTCCGCAACCTGTGCCGCCTGCTCGGCATCAAGGTCATCATCCATCGGCCGAAGAATCCCCGCGCCAAGGGCAGCGTCGAAAAACACAACGACATCGTCGAGCGCGGTTTCGAAACCACGCTGATCGCGACCCGTGTCGATAGCCTGGAACAGTTGAACGAGGCCGGCGGCAAGTGGCGCCGCTGGTTCAACGGCACGCGCAAGCATAGCCGCCACGGTCATACCCGCTACGGCCTCTGGCAAACCATCCGCGCCGAGCAGCTGCGCCTGGCCCCCGATGCTGGCCTGTGCCGCCAGCTGATGACCGGCAAGACAGCGATGCGCGACGTGCGTGGCGATCTGACGGTTTCCCTCAATGGCGTTTCATACGACGTGCGCCATGTCCCGCATCTCAACATCGGCCAGAAGGTCGAGGTCGCGCAAAGCCCCTACCGCACTGACGCGATCCTGCTGATCGAGCAGGACGAGCACAAGCGCGATGTGCACTGGGTTTGCCCGGCGGTGGAAATGACTGCAGGCGGATTCCGCGCCGATGCCGCCACCTGGGGCGAAGACATCAAGGCCTTCGCCGATACCCCGGCCGTCACCAGCATGAAGGCGATCGAGCAGCTGGCCTACGGCGTCGAGGGCAAGCTCGCCGTCGATCAGGCCCGGCGCGAACGCCAGCCCGTATTCGGCGGCCTCGACATCTCCAGCCATCTCGATGCCACGACGCCGGCCAGCTACATGGTCCGCCCGGGCACCGAGCTGGACATCAAGACGCCGATCGCCAAGGCGCGCAAGGAAGACTTGCTGGCCAGCCCGGCCGACCTGGTAGTCGAAGCGCGCCAACTCAACCTGGTGCAGCTCGTCGGTCGACTGGCGTCAGCCATGCCTGGCAACTGGGCGCCGGAACACTACAAACGGATTTCAGAGTGGTACCCGGCCGGAGCGCCGGAGTCGGAGATCGGCGCCATCGTCGATCGCCTGAAAGGTTTCACGGAACCCCCACGCCTGCGGGCTGTGGGCGGTGCCTGAGAGGTGCCCGCCGAAGCGTTCGAGCGCTCCGGCAGGCGATTTGCAGCACAACAAGCACGGAGATTTAAACATGAAATCGACGAGTTACAAAAACGGGGAGGCGCGCCATGGGTGCCGTTCCGTACATTTTTAGGGGGTGTGTCTATATGCCGATCAAGCTCAAGGGCGTGATGATCAAACACGGAATCTCGCACCCGCAGCTCGCGGCCGAGGTCTTCCAGGCCAAGGATGTTCCGCTGTCCCGTTCATCCGTCAATCAGATCCTCAACCACTCCTATTTCCCCAAAAGCCTGCCGGTCGAGAACTTCAAGGCGCAGATCGAGGCGGTACTCGCAAAGCGCGGTATCCCGGCCGTCGAGCTGGCCACCATTTGGGAACCGGAAGGCAGCGACGAATACAAGGGCGTTTTCCCGGTCGGCTCGCATGTTGGCAAGCCTGCACCGAAGCCCCCCGGGTTCCGCGCCGCAAAACGCCCCGAACCCGATTTCAAACCCTTGGAGATTCAAATGCTTTCACCCCAGGCCAAGCGCCATTTCAACCTGTTTCGCGACCCGTTCCAGAATGATGTGAACAGCCCCGACGACGTGTTCCTGTCCGACGCGCAGCGCTACGTGGTCGAAGCCATGATCCAGACCGCCCTGATCGGCGGGATCACGGCAGTGGTCGCCGAGTCCGGTGCCGGCAAGAGCACGCTGCGCAAGCTGCTGCAGTTCCGGATCAGCGCCGAGCGTCAGCAGATCCGGCTGATCTTCCCGCAAGCCCTGGACAAGACGAAGCTGAGCACCGGTGCGATTTGTACCGCCATCATCAAGGATCTGGAACCCGAATCCTCGGTGACCAGCGGCCTCGAAGCCCAGGCCCGGCAAGTCAAGCGCGTGCTGCTGCAGTCGGCCCGTGCCGGCTTCAAGCATGTACTGATGATCGAAGAGGCCCACGACCTGTCGATCCAGACGCTGAAGTACCTCAAGCGCTTCTACGAAATCGAGTCGGATGATGGTTTCGGAAAGGTGCTGAGCATCGTCCTGGTCGGCCAGAACGAAATGCGCCTGAAGCTCGATGCCAACCGCTACCCGATGGCTCGCGAGTTCATCAACCGCTGCGAGATCGCCACGCTCGAACCGCTGCATGGCCAGGTTGGTGCCTATCTGGCCCACAAGTTCGCCCGCTGCGGCCTCGCCGTCGACAAGGTCTTCGATGAATCAGCCTTCGATGCCATTCGCGACCGCTGGACCAAGATCGATCCCGCCTCTCGCGAAGTGAAGACGCAGCTGTATCCGCTGATCGTCAACAACACCGCCACCAACGCGATGAATCGTGCCGCCGCCCTCGGCTTGCCGATCGTCACCGCCGACCTGATCAAGGAGCTGTGAAATGAACAACGTGATCAATTTCCCGACGCTGGCCCCCGCCCTGGAGCATCTGGCCCCGTCGCTCAACGTCCCGACCAGCCGCCCGCTCAACGATGCCCGCACCGATATCGAAGGCCTGATCACCGATATCCGCTTCGCCTTCGACTTCGCACAGAAGCACGCGCTGGCGGTGCTCTCGGTCAATGCCGATCGTTTCGGCGCCTACATGATCATCGCCCCGACCGACAACATCCGGAAGCTGTTCAAAAAGGATTGCGTGTGCTGGCGCAACTTCGAGCAGGCCGGCACCAATACCGAGCACTGGGTCGCTTCCATCAAGCACATCCGGGTTTTCTGGCGGGAGGTGAAATGCGTGCATTGACCTCGCCGCTGCGCGCCCTGCAGCGCGTTGCACTGGCCCTTAAATACTTCATCCGGCTCGACTACTCCTGGCATCTCGCCTGGGTCAAGTCGGCCCGGTAAGGAGCAATCATGGCTCAACATCAAGCTATTCCGAAAGCGCTGCTCGACGAACTGGTTGCGCTGGCCAAGGTGGCACCGGTGATCGATATCGGCGAAGTTGCCGAGCGCCGGGCACCGATTGAAATCGAGATCGAAACCGACTGCAGCTTCAAGTTCAAGTCGGGCGGCGTCGAGATCAACTACGGCGGCCAGGTGATTTTTCTGGCTGAAGCGGTGCTCGACTACGTCGAACTGTTCCGCAAGTCGCAAGGGCGGAGGGGCTGAACATGGCTCGCCATATCTGGACAACTCCCCAAATTGAGGCGCTGAAGGAGGTGTATCCCGACTATCCGTCGGATGCGATCGCCAAGGCAATCGGCTGCTCAGTTTCCACCGTTCATCGCAAAGCCAACAGCCTTGGCCTGCTCAAAAGTGAAGCCTTCAACGCCAGCAGCATGGCTCGCCGGCTCGATGGAGTGATTGGGAAAGATACCCGTTTCCAGAAAGGCCTGACGCCCTGGAACAAGGGGATGAAGGGTATCTGTTACGAAGGATCTGTCCCAACTCAGTTCAAGCCCGGCGAGCGGCGCGGCGTGGCCGTCAAGCTCTATCAACCGATTGGCACTGAGCGCATCAGCAAGGACGGCTACATCGAACGCAAGATCAATGACGACATGCCTCTGCAGAAGCGCTGGCGTGCTGTCCATTTGATCAATTGGGAGGCTGTGAACGGACCTCTTCCTCCAGGCCATGCCGTGGTCTTCAAAGATCGGAATAAGCGGAACACCGATATCAGCAACCTGGAATTGATAACCCGGCGAGAGCTGATGCAGCGCAACACCATCCACAACCTGCCGCCAGAGCTGAAACAGGTGGTCAATTTGAAGCGGGTCATCACCCGAATCATCAACGGGAAGGAAAAGCAAAATGAGTCAGCCGACCAACACGATTGAAACGTTGCGCGAACATTTGTTCTTCACGCTTGAAGGTTTGCGCGACAAGGAAAACCCGATGGATATCGAGCGCGCAAAGGCTGTTTGCGATGTCGCCCAAACCATCATCAACAGCGCCAAGGTTGAGGTTGATGCGATTCGTGCTACCGGCTCTGCGGGAAGTGGGTTCATGACGCCCGGCGCCCCTCGCATCACGTCGATTCCGACGGCATCTGGCACCAAGACGGTTGAGCAACGTCCTGGTTTCTCTATTACCACTCATAAGGCGAGCTGATGTCATGAGCCTGCTCGCCTTTCAGCTCTCTGCTGCCATCAGCCACTCCACGCAACTTGCCGAGGCGAAAGCCAAGGCAAAGGCGGAAGAGGCCGAGCGCCAGGCAATCGCCAAAGCGAAGCGCCAGCAGAAGGCCTCCATCCGTGCTGCAGCCGCGCCGAACATCAAGCAGGTGCTGCTCGATCGCCTGCCCAAAACGGAAGACAAGGCCATTCCGCTGTCCGTCATCGAAACCCTGTTCGCTGACTACAAAACCTGCCCCTCTGGCATCTCCAGTGCCCTGACTGTGCTCTGCAAAGGGAAACAAGTCCTGCGCACCGGCGAACGCCGTTCCTACCGCTACTACGCCAAATCCTGAAAGGATCTCGAATGTCCATGACTGAAATCCGCGCCGCCGCTCAACGCCTGGCCGACGCACACCGCGAATCGATCAGCCGCGCCAAGCTGCTCGAAACCGAACTCAACGAGGCGATCACGCCAATCTATGCGCTGCACCGTGCCGGCCTCGATGCGGCCGCCGAGGAAGAAGCCGCAGCCCATGCCGACCTGAAGGCACTGCTCGAAGGCTCGCCGCAACTGTTCAAGAAGCCGCGCAGCATCACTCAGGATGGCGTCAAGTGCGGTTACCGCAAGGCCGAGGACGCCCTCGATTGGGACAGCGACGACCAGGTGATTACCCGCATCCGCGCTTTCCCGGAACTGGCCGACATGGCTGCCGTTCTGATCCGCACGGAAGAAAGCCTCAACGTTTCGGCCCTGCAGGAACTGGATGCCAAGATCCGTCGCAAGATCGGCGTGCGCCTGATCGAGGGCATTGACCAATCGATCATCAGCTTCAGCGACAGCGATGTCGAAAAGATGGTCAAGACTATCCTGGCCGACGCTGCCAAGCGCCAGGGCGAAGACGAGCCGGTCAAGAAGAAGGGCAAAGCCAAGATCAAGGAGGTGGCGTGATGGAACTCAATCCAAACCACCCAGTTGCCCAGGCGCTGCACAACCAGTGGCACAAGCTGGCTGCGCTTTTGATGTTCAAGCTGGAAGTCGATCACGTGGTGATTTCTGCGGCTGACATTGCTCAAATCGGATCGGGGTTGGGTATTGCCGCTCAAGAAAAGCCTGATGGCATTCACCTCACTCTTGTCGACATGGCGACTGCTCATGCGATAGCCCGCCGCGAAGGGGGATTGCCGTCATGAGCGATATTCCCGTCGAATGCTGCCGCTGCCGGAACAAGCACATGGAATCCGAACGCGTGTGCAAGCCGAACGGCAAGTTCAAGGCGCTGACTGAGCTTGTCTGCCCAAAATGCGGTGCACGCAGTTATTACAACCTGCGGCCGGTGATCGCTTGGTGCTTCGCTTCCGGCCAGATCGAGTTCGGCCCGCCTGGCAGCCAGCCTGATGGCGCGATCGTCATTGCCTCGGGTCCGCAGAGCTGGCTTAAAGCAAAAGTTGAAGTTGCCGCTCGGCGCTCCTACAGCGGCAAGCCCCTTGTGCCTGGCGTGCCTGAAGCCGAGGACCAGCAGGACGCAGGCAACGCGCTGAGCATCTGGCTGAAGTGGTGTGCCCGCGACAATGGCCGCCGCAACCGCCACGGCGTCACCTTCCATACCGAGGAGAATCCCTATGTGGTTTCGTAATCTCCAAATCTACCGCTTGCCCATCGCCTGGACGATGGCCAAGAGCGAGTTGATCTCCCAGCTGGCCCGCGCACCGTTCGTCAAGTGCCCGAGCAATCAGCCAAAGTCCCGCGGCTGGATCTCGCCGCGCAAGCATGGTGACCTGGTGTTCGAACTGGGTGGCCAATGGCTGATCGCCCTGCAGACCGAAGAGCGCCAGCTGGCATCCAGCGTCGTCAATGACGAAGTCCGGACGCGTGCCGAGCAGATCGAGCAGCAGCAAGGCTATACACCCGGCCGTAAGCAGCTGAAGGAGCTGCGCGAGCGCGTCACTGAAGAGCTGCTGCCCCGGGCCTTCACTCGCCGCCGGATCACCTTTGCCTGGATCGATCCGAAGAACGGCTGGTTCTGCGTTGATGCGGCCAGCCCAGCCAAGGCCGAGGAAGTGATCGAGCACCTGCGCCATAGCCTGGACGAGTTCCCGCTGTCCATGTTGCATACCAAGGTATCGCCGCAGTCGGCGATGGCCGATTGGCTGGCTGCAGGATCAGCACCGGACGGCTACAGCATTGACCGCGAATGCGAGCTGAAGGCCGCCGGAGAAGAGAAAGCATCGGTGCGCTACAGCCGCCACCCGCTCGATGGCGCCGAGATCGAAGCCGAGATCAAGGCGCACCTGGCCAGCGGCAAGCTGCCGACCAAACTGGCGCTGACCTGGGACGACCGGATCTCGTTCGTGCTCGGCGAAAAGCTGGAGATCAAGCGCCTGGCCTTCCTCGATCTGCTGAAGGAAGAGGCCGAGAAGATGGCCGAAGTCGCCGACGAGCAGTTCGATTCCGACTTCGCGCTGATGACCGGCGAGCTGAATCGCTTCATTCCGCACCTGGTCAAGACGCTTGGCGGGGAGGTGGTGTGATGAAGGCTGATCAGATGGGAACGCACACCGAGCAAGTGCGTTTTCTCATGGGGTGGAAGTCGCCAGCACAGGCCAAGGCAGAGGGCGGTCGTACGTTCTGCGAAAACTGCAAGTTCCATTGGCTGAAAGAGTCTCCGAGCCGTGATGGCGGTGCCTGCGGGAATTACTCGTCGTACTGCGGCCATCCGCGTGCAGCCGGCGACCAAGGTCACGCAACACGCCAAAGCGCTCGCTGCAACCATTGGGAGATGAAGCCATGAGCCGCTACGCCATCAAGGTCAATGTCAGCGGAAGCTGGGCAAATCTCTGCAGCTGCCCTGGGTACCGTTTGGATTCCGTCAAGGCGGCATGTGAATCGCTCGCCTTCGCGATCGATCACGGGATCGCTTTCGAGGTCATCGACTGCAAAACGAATGATGTCGTTGCCACCTACAACAATCGGCCGCGCCCGGGTGAGCTTTATGGTTGGCATGCGCCTCGCCCGATCGATAACCCGGTGCAAGCCGGCCTCGATCGCACGACATCTGGAGCAATCGGCCAACCCTAACTCTGATCACCCCAGCGGCGTGTGGGGCTAATAACGGCCGCATCAGGGGGAGAAAAAGCAAAGACCTGTCCTGCGAAAGCAAATCAAGGCGCTCTGACCCTGTTCAACATTTTCGAGGTACTACCGAATGCACGTCATCCAGAAATCCAACCGCATCAAAGCTATCAACGCCGCCTGCGGCAAGCTCGGCATTGAGCGTGAAGAGCGCCACAAGCTGCAGCTCTCTATCACTGGCATCGACAGCTTGACCAAGATGTCGCTGCCGCAGCTCAACGATGTGCTGAGCCATCTGAACCGCATTGCCAAGGGCGACCAGACCGGCGATGAATGGCGCTTCGTCTTCAAGCTGACGCCGGGCAGGCAGACCTACGCCAAGAAGATCTATCGCCTGGCGCAAAAGATTGGCGCCATGCAAAACCCGCCGGTGGCCATCATGACCAAGGCCTACGTCGAGGGCGTTGCGGCGCAGATGCGCGGTTGCGATCAGCCGCTGGAATTCTGCGAGCCGGATCAGTTGCACAAGATCGTGCAGGCGCTCGAAGTCTACGTGAAACGGCACGGCGGCTGAGATGACGCCCGAGCTGCTGGCCGAACTCTCGCGCTACCCATTGTTTCCCCGCACGGCGGTGGATCTGGTCCGCGTTGCCGGCATCGAGGGCGCTGCCGCGCTGATTTCAGCCTGGCCGGGCCAGGAATGGCCGGCTCCGACCCGGCCAGGTGGATCGAATGCCCAGGGCGCTCGCCGCTGGGAACAACTGGTCGAGATCGTCGGCGCCGATATCGCCAAGCGCATCGTCAAGTGGTGCGGCGGCGGCATGCTGATCGTTCCCAACCTGAAAATGGTGCTGCACCAGCGCAACCAGGAAGTGATCCGCAGCGAATACGATGCCCTGATTCGCGGTGGCTACAGCTCGCCCGAGGCCGTGTTCGAGCTGGGCATCAAGTTCAACCTCAACGGCCGCGCCATCGAGCGCATCGTGCGCCAGCCCGATACCGAATTGACCCAGCCACTCGGCCAGGGCTGCTTGTTCTAGCCTCCCCATCCTGACCCCCCTGCGGGGGTACGGCAGCGCCCCGTAAATTCGGGGCATGCGCCCAATCAATCTCATCGTCATCCATTGCTCGGCCAGCCCGAACGACCGGACCCTCTTCGAGGGAACGCCAGGCAAGGCCGATTTTCGCAATCCGGCACAGGTTATCGATAAATGGCACTTTGATCCGCCGCATGAATTTCGGCGGTCTGCTGAGTGGCGTGCTCGGCAGAACCCCAACCTGGCAGCAATCGGCTATCACTATCTGATCGGCCGCGACGGCACGACCTTCACCGGCCGGCATGTCGATGAGATTCCCGCCCAGGCAGTCGGTTTCAATCAGAAGGCGATCGGCATCTGCCTGGTCGGCCTCGATCAGTTCGAGCAGGCGCAGTTCGAAACCCTGGCGCACCTGGTGGTTTCCGAGATTGCCCGAATCACCGGCCGCAATGGCCCTGGTGACCGCAATAACCCGCTCAGCCGTGCCGGCGCACTGCGCCTGGCCGAAGAGCGCGGCATTCATATCTGCGGCCACCGTGATCTCCCAAAAGTTCGTAAAACCTGCCCCGGGTTCGAGGTCTCGACCTGGCTAGCCAACGGTATGGAGGTGCCCAATGAAACGCCCGCTTAACGTCGCTGGAGGGTTCTGGCTTGCCTACGTGGCCTTGCTGGTCTGTGGCATTGCTTGCGCCTGGTGGCACTGATGGCCGCCAAGAAAGCCTGGTGGAAAAGCCGCACCATCCGAATCAATGTGCTGATCGGCGTACTGGCCGCTGCCGAGTCACAGCTGCACCTGATTCAGCCCCTTCTTCCGGTCAATTTCTTTGCCCTGGTCGCCTTTGCCTTGCCGCTGGTCAATACCGCGCTGCGCATCCTGACGGTTCAGGCAGTGGGGCGGAGTGACGCGCCATGATCAATATCCCGAGCACGGTTACGACTGAAGCCAAGCTGGTCATGGCCGCGATTGCCGCCATTTGCTGCTTTGGTGCCGGGTGGTTTGCCAACGGCTGGCGCCTCGATAGCGACATCGCCGATCTGAAACGCACGCATGCCAATGAGTCGGCAGAGCAAGGCCGGATTGCGCTGGCCAGCCTGATCACAGCGCATCGCCGTGGCGACGACGAAGCACGACGTGCGCTGGATCTCGAAACACAGCTCGCCAAACTCTCAGAGGAAAAAGCCCATGAAATCCCTCGCGTTACTTCTGGCCGCCCTTGCCTTGGGGCTGCTGCTGTTCGGGTGCTCAACCGCACCGAACCAGTTCAACCCGGCCTATCAGTGCCCACGGCCGCCAGCGAGCTTGCTGGAACCGATGGAGGATTTGCCACCGATACCGATGTCTCGCTCTGGATCGCCGGCGCCCAGCGGGCCTACGTAACCTGCCAAGGCCGAATCAAGGCCATAGCCAATCTTTACCCTCAGGAGCCGGCAGAGTGACCGACGTACTGGACCGCGCCCAGGAGCGCGAAGAAGAAATGCGTCAGGATGCCCTGGCCGAACGTGCCCGCCAGGCGCAGACAGTGGCAGGTGATAGCGCCCTGATCTGCGCCGAGTGCGGCGAGCCGATACCGAAAGCGCGGCGAGTCAAATTGCCGGGGGTGCAGACCTGTATCGAATGCCAGAAAGATGCCGAGCATCGCGCCTGGCTGGCCAATCGTCGAGGCCGCCATGCAGTCTGATTTCCCGACCATTTTCGGTCGATCCAACTGCCTCATTTTCGCGCTGTCGCGCTTCTTCAATCGTGGCGGCTATCTGCTTATCCGTCGCAGCCGCTGGGGCTGGTGGCCGCATTTCCTCTGGGCAGAAAGCCTGAATCCGTTGCGTATCGAGCACTTCTCGCCGCTGGGCGGTGGTCGGCCGCGTTTGTTCCCGCCCTTGGTTTTCCAGGGCCAAATCCTCTCACAAGACTAAAAACATGAGCCGCGACGACATCCTTCTCTACATGGGCATTGCCAATTTTCTGCTGACCTGGGGCGTAGCGCTCTACATGTATCTCGCCAACAAGAACAAGGCGACCAATGAGCGGATTGGCCAACTTGAGAAATCCATTTCCGTTGATACCAAGGACCACGACCAGCGCATCACAACGCTGGAATCGACGGCCAAATTAGTGCCGTCGCACAACGATTTGGCCAAGGTCTATGAGTCGATTAATCAGCTGGCAGGCACCGTCAATCAATTAGTCGGCGAGAACCGTGGCCAATCCGACACCCTGAAATTGATCCTCAACCAGATTACCGAGAAAGGCATGCGATGAGCACCGCTTCCGAAGCCGTCATCACAGCGGGCCGCCGCCTGCAGATCCTAACCGCACTATCCCTGCGCCCGCAGTTTCGCGCCGATCCGCGCAACCTTCGCCAGGAGCTGGAGGTGACAGGTTACGCGATGACTCTGACCAAGCTGGCCGTCGAGTGCGCCTTCCTGGCTGACCTCGGCCTGGTCGATGCACCGGCGGAAGGCTTGATCCGTTTGACCGATGACGGCCTATCGGTCGTGCGTGGCCTAGTCAAGCTGCCCGGCATCGGCACGCCGGAACCCGGAGCGCTGTAATGGCTCGCCGCTCCAAGATCAAGGATCTGCCGCAGGACGTGCTGGACGACCTGAATGCGCGCCTGATCGGTGGCGGCTTTTCCGGGTACGACGACCTGGCCGGATGGCTCAAAGGGCGCGGTTTCGATATCAGCAAGAGCGCCGTGCATCGCCACGGCAGCGCCCTGGAGGCCGAGTTTGAAGAGGCCATGGCCGATGCGCGCCGCACGCGGGCGCTGGCCCGGGCTGCCCGCGAGTCGAGCGACGATGCCGATGATTCCCTGCTCGCTGCGGCCTCGGGAATCATGCAGGACAACCTGCTGCGGGTATCGATGGACGTCAAGCGCATGGATGACGATCCAGCAACTAAGGCCAAGACGCTTTCGCAGATCGCCCGCGCTTTCTCCGACGTCGGCCGGCTCGATATCGCCCGGCAGAAATGGCAGGAAGAGGTACGGGTGAAGGCCAGCGAGGTGGCAGAAAAGGCCGCACGGCTGGCCACCAAAGGCGGGCTATCTGACGAAGGGGTGGCTGAAATTCGGCGCTCTATTCTGGGGATCGCATCGTGAATAGTCCGAAGCCGCAAGCGAAGAAACGCGGCAAGAAAGCCAATCCGCTGGCGGATGTCGCCGCCAAGCCGATTTCTGATTTTGGCCAAGATCCAATTGCTGCAGCGCTCGAAGAGACCGGCAAATTCAATCCGCCTGCAGCACTGCTGCTCTACCAGCAGCAATGGATTGCCGACGACTCGCCACTCAAGATCGCTGAGAAATCCCGGCGGATCGGTTTGACCTGGGCCGAGGCGGCTGACAACGTCCTGATCGCTTCGTCTGCCGAAGGCAGCAACGTCTTCTATATCAGCGCTACGCAAGACATGGCCATCGAGTACATCGAGGCCTGTGCGATGTGGGCCAAGCATTTCGACATGGCCGCCGGCGAGATCGAGGAAGGGATCTTTCTCGACGATGGCGACAAGGCGATCAAGACATACAAGATCGATTTCCCGAAGTCTGGCAAACGGATCGTGGCGCTGTCGTCACGACCGGCAAACCTGCGCGGTAAGCAGGGCGTGGTGGTCATCGATGAGGCGGCTTTCGCGCCCGACCTGGCCGGCTTGATCAAAGCGGCCATGGCCATGCTGATGTGGGGCGACAAGGTGCGGATCATTTCGACGCACAACGGCGACGACAGCCCGTTCAATGAGTTGATCAACGAAGTGCGAGCCGGCAAGCGTAAAGGCTCGGTGCATCGCATCACCTTTGCTCGGGCTGTCGAGGATGGCCTGTTCCGCCGCGTTTGCCTGCGCAAGGGGATCGACTGGACGCAAGAGGCTGAGGATGCCTGGGTCGCCGACGTGCGCAGTTTCTATGCCGATGATGCCGAAGAAGAACTCGATGCCATCCCGGCACGTGGAAGCGGCACCTACTTGTCGCTGGCGCTGATCGAATCGCGCATGGCCGATGGCGTACCGATCGTGCGCGCCAAGTGGAAGCCAGAATTCAGCCTGCTCCCTGAGCCGACCCGAGCACAGGAAGTCGCCGAATGGTGCCGCGAGCATCTGCAGCCGGTGCTCGATGCCATGGACAAGAGTCGGCCGCACGGCTTCGGGCAAGACTTTGCACGGGTTGGCGACTTGACGGTGATGACGGCGCTCGAAGAGGGCATTGATCTGAAATGCCGGCCGCGCTTGATTGTCGAACTGGGCGGATGCCCCTACAAACAACAAGAGCAGATCCTCGACTTCATTTGCGATCGCCTGCCGCGTTTCCGCGCCGGTGCATTCGATGCGAATGGCAATGGTGGTCAGATTGCCGAGCACGCGGCCGACCGCTACGGCCACCAACGCATCCACCAGGTGCATCTGTCCGAAAAGTTCTACATGGAGCAGATGCCGAAATTCAAGGCTCACCTGGAAGACGAAACGCTGACCGGCCTGCCTCGCGATGAACAGTGCCGGGACGATTTGCGCGCCATCAAGAAGATCAACGGCATCCCGAAGATCCCCAAGGCCAAGACGCAGACGGCCGATGGAAAGCGTGTGCAGCGCCACGGCGACTTTGCGATTTCACTCTTCATGGCCGACTTCTCGATGCACCAAGAGTTCGAGCCGGCCGCCGGCGCCACCGTCCAGGCCAACCCCAACCAATTCACACCCGAATCCCGTTCATCCAACGCCCGCACGGCCCTGATGCAGCGACCGCTTAGCGGTTCCATCTTCGGCCGGCGCCGGCTTCATTGAGGTTAAGCCATGGGCTTATTGCAGCAGGTAAAAGACATTTTCCGGTTCAGCGAATCGGAGCCGGCCAAGGGGCAAGGTATGCCGATGCGCGAGGCTGCTGGCGTAACAGTCGATGAGGATGAGGAAAACTGGCGGCGCCTTTCGGGCGATACGCAGCGCGATCTGTCGCCGATGACGCAGCACCGTTCCCGCGAAATATCCGCCTGGCTGTGGCAGGCCAACCTGCTGGCCAATCGCATCATCGAGCTGCCGCTCGCGTTCATGTTGGCCGATGGCGTCAAGCTGACCTGTGGCGATCCGGATCTTCAGATCGAGCTAGATCGCTTCTGGACTGATCCAATCAATTCGATGGATATCAAGCTGGAGAAGAAGGTTCGCGAGTTGGCCATCTACGGCGAGCAGTGCTATCCGGCTTTCGTCAATGAACACTCTGGCCGTGTTCGGCTCGGCTATCTCGATCCTGCGCTGATTCAGACCGTGGTTGTCGATCCGGACAATACCGAACAGGCCATCGGGATCGTCACCGTCAAGAATAAAAAGGGGCAATCACGCCGTTTCAAAATCATCGTAAATGGCGATGATGAAGAGCTATTCACGACTCGAACTCAAGCAATCCGCCAGACCTTCATCGATGGCGAGTGCTTCTATTTCACGGTGAACAGCCTGTCGTCTGGCGTGCGCGGCCGGCCCGATCTGTTGCCCAGTGCGGACTGGCTGGATGCCTACGACGATTTTCTTTTCGGCGAACTGGACCGCAACCATTACTTGCGTGCTTTCGTCTGGGACGTGACGCTCAAAGGGGCCAATGACGACCTGGTCAAGCAAAAGGCGAAGGAGATCGTTCCTCCTTCGCCGAACAGCGTTCGCGTGCACAACGATTCCGAAGAATGGAAGGCGGTTTCACCTGACCTGAAGTCATCGGACACAACCGAATCGGCCCGACTGCTCCGCAATCATGTCCTGGGCGGCAATACGGTGCCCGAGCACTGGTTCGGTGGTGGCGGCGATGTCAATCGATCGACCGGCGAGAGCATGGGCGATCCGGCCTTCAAGGTAATGAGCATGCGCCAGCGCTTCATCAAGTACATGCTCGAAGAAATCGGCCGCTTCGTAGTCCGGCAAGTCGGTTCCAAGACGGGCATCAAGATCGATTTCGGCGACACGGAGCAGCAGGTTGCGGCCGTCTTCCCAGAGATGATCTCCCGCGATACCTCGCGTTTCGCGGCCGCGCTGCAGCAGGTCGTCAATGCGGCGGCGATGGCCGTCGATCGCAAGTTCATTTCTTCCAAGATGGCGCTGCAGCTCATTGCCGCCGTGGCCGCGCAACTCGGCGTCGAGATCGATGTCGAGGCGGCGCTTGCCGAAGCCCAGGCGGAAGCCGGGAAGAAGGCCGAAAGCGATGTCTTCACCGATCCATTAGTGAAGGATCAAACCGACCCACAACTTGATGGTGGCACAAATGGATAAGAACGTCGCAACCGGTTCCGAACTGTGGGCGATGCTCTGCCCAACCTTTGTCGACGTGCTCGATGCCAATGCCGACACGCCGAATGATCGCATCAAGCTGTGGGCTGGATTCATCGCAGCAATGTCTGGCGCTGCAGCGGCTGATATCGGCATTGACGGCTTTCGCGCCGTGATCGAGACCGCGCTTAAGGGCGCTGACGAGATCGTGCTGAAGCACACACCTAAGCACTAACCAGGCATGAACAAGGATCAGGAGCGCGCCTGGAAAAAGGCCGAGAAAGCCGCCTCGGCCGAGCGTAAGCAGCTGCTCGAAAAAACCCGCGATGATGTGGTCGCACTCCTGACTCTGGCCAAGAACAATATGGTGCTGGTCCTGGCCAACGCACCGACCGATTATCAGCAGTGGCAGCTGACCGCGCTGCAGCGCGAAATTGACCGGGTTCTCGCCGAGCTGACCCAGTCATCGACCCGACTGATATCAGATGCCGTAATGAAGGCCTGGGAAGGTGGCATCAGTGCAATCGACAAGCCGCTCGCCGCTGCGGAATTTCGCGTCATCATGCCGCACCTAGACACCGGTCAATTGATGGCAATGCGGGCCTTCTCGGTCGATCGGATCAGCGATATCTCGGTCGTGGCCGGCTCGAAGATCAAGCAGCAGATCGGCCTGGCCATGATTGGCAGCCAGAGCATTCACGACACGATCAGCAACGTCGCCAGCCACCTCGACGACACCAGCCGCAGCCGTGCAACGACGATCGTTCGCGACAGCCTGTCTGCAGCCTGGTCAACGGCCAGCGATGATCGTGCTCAGCAGTCAGAAGCGGCCGGCGTGCCGCTCGATAAAATCTGGCGGCGAAGCGGCAAGATCCATTCGCGCCTGGCGCACGATCTGGCTGACGGCCGACGCGTTCCTGCTGACAAGCCGTTCGTGATCAATGGCCACAATATCCGCTATCCGCACGACCCGAAGGCACCGATCTCAGAGATCATCAACTGCGGCTGCATCGCCCTATACCGCCCCCGCGAAACACCAGGCACGCTGCCCGACAAACGACCATTCACGGCCGATGAGTTGGCGCTCAACCCAAACAAGCAGCAGCTCCAATCCGGCAAGAGCGTTGCCGGCCTCCTGAGCAAAAAGTAA